GCGCTCATTCCTGGCGATGTCCCTCATGTACTGTCTGATGCGCTGCTCGGCACCTTTGCCGTAGAGCCTGTCCATGCGAGACAGCATCCTGTCCACCGCTTCCTTGTCCTTGGTCAGCTCCCAGTGTGTCAGCAACTCCCTGGCTTGCGCCCGCTCCAGCACCGGGCGCTCTGGCAGCGGCCCTGTGTTGGCTGGCAAGATGAATGGCCTGCGGTAACCCCGCTTCATTGCTGCGCCTCCCGCTTGGCCTGTAGCTGAAGCTCCTTGGCCAACACCTTGCGCCCCTTGTCGGTCACGATGCTTCCCGCAGTCACCAAGCCACGGCGGCGCAGTGACCAGTAGGTGTTCCAGCTCCCAGGCACGCTGTTGGCCAGCTTGAAGCGCCAACCCATGGCGAAGTGCTTGAGCATGAATACCTGATGATTCGACAAGCTCATGGCCGGTGCCTCTCAATCCATGACCAGCGGTTCCAGGTTGTCACCTCAGCGGATCAGATCAAGCCTGCTCACCCCCGTGAATTGCTGCTGCACTTGCCTCAGCCTCCGCAGAATCTTCTGCTCCATCTGGCGCACCCGCTCCTTGGATACCCCCAGCTCCTGGCCCACATCCTCTAAGGTGCAATCCTCTAGCACCAGACGCTGCAGCACCAAGCTCTGCCGATCATCCAGGCAGGCAGCATCCAAGATCTTTCCCAACAGGTCACGCTGCTCAATGTGCCTCAAATCATCCTGCAACTCCCATGACCACTTGTGCTGCGGCAGCTCGGGCAACTCCTCATCACGGCTGTACCAGATCCGATTGACCTCTGACGGGTTGCTGGCAATGTTCAGTTGCCCGTAGAAGGGTGATGCAAAGCCTGTCACGATATGGCCCTCGCACGCTTGGCCCTGATCTCCCTGGCCACGAAGTCCAGCGCCTTCTCGAGTTGCGCCACGGTGCAGGCATCAAGCTGGGCATCATGGATCTCCATCCCCAGGTTGAGCGCAGTCAGCTCTGGCCCGGTGAAGAGGTAGCGGCCCTTGGCCACGCCACGCTGGCCCATGGTGAAGATGGCCTGCTGCGCTGCTGCGATCTCGCTTCGGTACTCTGTGCCCAGCTCCACCGCGATGGCCAGAGCCTCGGTCACATTCATGGCCGCGATCAGCACATCAACATCATCCCTGCCACCAGTGCCCTGCACCATGTTGGCCAGAGCCTGATGGTTCTTGATCTTGAGTGTTGTCGCTGCACCAGTGTGCTGCACCAGCCTGAAGCCCTGCAGAACATGGCTGACCGTATCGTGGATCACGCCCTTGGGGCGGTACTTGCTGCGCTTGCGAGTCATCTGCAGATCCCCAGCAATCCCACCACACCCATCTTGACCAACACCAGAGCGCAGCCAATGGCCACCACTGCCAGCAGGAAAGCCAAGGCCTTCTCCCAGAATGCTGGCTTGTCGTCTTCATTCATTCCAGCATCTCCCTGACTGACACCTCAATCCGTGGCTCATCGCTGTAGTGCTTGCTGACCGCCAGCTTGACCACTTGGACATCATCTACATAGGCCACGCCATTGAGCGCGTCTAGCACCGCCTTGGCCACATTGTCCAGATCAGGCTTGCCGGGTATCTCACCGCCCATCATGGCCCTCTGGCGGCGGGTCTTTGACCAGCTTGCAGGGATGCCCTTGTAGACCACAATCCGCACGCTGACCGGGGTCGACACCACACCCTCTGGCCAGTAGCGCATCGCCTCGGTGGCCTTGGTGGCGATCAGGCGCTCATACTCCAGCGTCTGCTTGTCGGTGTATGTGCGGCCATTGCCAAACCTGGGGCGGCCCTTGCCGCGAGGCCTGCCCAACACAGTGAACTGCAGCTCCATCACATCAACCCCGCCTGCCGCAGCGCGGCCAAGAATTGTTCCCAGCGTTCAGACTGCTCTGGGGCTGGCTGCTGGTCAGTGACCGACAGCGCAAGCTGGATCACCTCCACTGGCAGAGACTGGCCCTCTCTGGCCATGTCCAGCACCCTGATCGCCTCTTGATGGGTCACTGCCTGACCCCCGACAGGAACCGGCGCAGGCGAGGCTCCAGGCCACCATAGCGGGGCTGGAGCTGGTCACGCACGCACTGGTCAATGATTGCGCTGATGCTGCGGCGCTGATCTGTAGAGGCCTTGGCCAGCAGCTCCCTGCTGTCTGGGTGCAGCCTAACCAGGAATGGGATTCTCTTCTGTTGCATGGGCCTGCTCGGTATCGTGGCGATAGCGCTGGAGTCTACACGCATTGGGGGGTGGGCTGGGCATTAGGGTTTGTCCTAGTGTTTTTCTTGGTCTTGCCTGTTGCAACCGCTATCGGTTCTGTTAAAGTACACCCATCGCAACCGAGCAGATAAAGCTCACAAGGAGAGACGATGAACAAGCCCACCATCACCCGCACCTGCGCTGGCATCTACCACTTCACTGGCTGGATCTCTGGCCGTCTCGTGCAGTACAGCATCGCCAAGACCAACGAAGGTTGGACGCTGACCCGTGTCTACGGTCAGGGCAATGAGTTCTACGCCCCCTTCGCAACCAAGCGTGCAGCCATTGCAGCGCTGTCGAAAGTGGAGGCCTGAGATGACCATCAAGAAAATCGGCGGGATCTGGTTCATCAAGGTGGGCCGCCTTGGCTTCACCTTCTACATCTCGCGCAAGAAGGGAGCCAAGTGATGACCCGCTTTGTCGCCTACTACCGCGTGTCTACCGACCGCCAGGGCCAGAGCGGCCTTGGCCTGGAAGCCCAGCGCACCGCCGTCACCCAGCACATCGGCACCGCAGAGCTGGTGGCCGAGTTCACCGAGGTGGAATCTGGCCGCAAGAATGACCGCGAGCAGCTTGCCCTGGCCCTGGCAGCCGCCAAGAAGGCCAAGGCCATGCTGGTCATCGCCAAGCTAGACCGCCTCGCCCGCAATGTCCACTTCATCAGCGGCCTGCTGGAGTCTGGCGTGCCGTTCGTCTGCGCCGATATGCCTGAGGCAGACCGCACCTTCCTGCAGATGTCTGCCGTGTTCGCAGAGTGGGAGGCCCGCAAGATCTCCGAGCGCACCAAGGCCGCTCTGCAGGCCGCCAAGGCCCGTGGCGTGCGCCTGGGCAGCCCTACCCCTTCCAAGGGCAGCGAGGCTGGCATAGAGCGCATCCAGGCCCGTGCTGATGCCTATGCCGCCCGCATCCAGCCGATCATTGCCAGCATCCAGGCCTCCGGTGCCGTCACCTTGCGTGACATCGCAGCAGCCCTGGCCCACCGCGGTGTCGAGACAGCCCGCGGCAATACCGAATGGCGGCCCGCCCAAGTGGCCCGCCTGATCCAGCGTTTCCCGCAACCGTAACCAAGGAGAAAACCATGAAGACAGAGAAGCGTTACCCCCGAACCATGGAAGAGGCCTTTGGCCCCGGCCACCGAGGCGGCATCTATGAGGAGACCATCCCCTTCACCCTGGCCGATAAGGTCATCATGGTGCTGGGCGGAATCGCCCTGGTCTGCCTGCTGACGGCCATCTGCACCGGGGTCATCTGATGAGCCAGACCGAGACCATCCTAGAGATGCTGCAGGCTGGCCCTGTGACTGCGATGGATGCCCTGGAGCGGGCTGGCTGCTTCAGGCTGGCCGCCCGCATCGCAGACCTGCGGCAGCAGGGCATCAAGATCGAAACCGAGACAATTACCACCCCAACCGGCAAGCACATTGCCAGTTACAAATTGAAGGAGGCCGAGCATGGCCGGAAAACTCACTGATGATCGCATGATGTCCGCATCCCGCCTGCCGGGACTGATGGGCTTCAGCAAGTACAGCCGCCCCAATGATGAGCTGCAGTACAGCATCAACGCAATTGACGGCAAGCCGAGAGAAGACATCGGCAATGAGGCCATGGGCTGGGGCAACACCCTGGAGCCAGTGGTGCTGGCCGAGGCCTGCAAGCGCCTGGGCATTGAGCAGTACGACACCAACATCACAAAGCCCTTTACCACTGATCTGCTGGCCCTGCAGTGCAGCCTGGACGGCATCGCCCAGGGCAACGGCCAGACCGTCACCAGCAACAGCGATCTGGGGATTTTTGTAGTCGGCCAGGACAGCATCACGCTGGACGGGCCTGGGGTGCTGGAGGCCAAGGTCACCAAGGTCTACCCGGAGGACACACCGGATCTAGCCCGTGGCCCCATCCAGCTCCAGGGCCAGATGCTGGTCACCGGGTTCAAGTGGGGTGCAGTCTGCGTGCTGTACCAAGGCATCGAGATGCGGGTCTTTTTGTTTGACCGCCATGCCGTCACCGAGCAGGCCATCATCACTGCGGTCAACACCTTTGAGAGCAAGCTGGAGTCCTACCGGCAGACAGGTGCGATTGACTGGTATCCCCCGCAAAGCAGCGAGGACATGGACAGGATCTACCCGAGCGTAGTCGAGGAGGCAGAGCTGGCCCTGCCCGAGAGCGCAGCCACCTGGGCCATGAAGATCATGGATGCCAAGGCCGCCATGAAGACCGCCAAGGACGATATTGAACAGGCTGAGATTGCACTGAAAAAAATCTTGGGGCAGGCCAAGGTGGGCAGAGTCGGGAACCTGCTTGTCGAGTGGCCTATGCGCCACTACTCCGCTCAGGCCGAGCGGCTGGTGCCAGCCAAGGAGGCCTACAGCGCACGCCAGTCCACGCTGAAAGTGAAGGCCCTCAAGTGAAAACCGACAACCCCGTCATTAACCTTGCATATGAGCAGGCGGTGGTTGCCATCCTCAATGCTTGCCCGCAGGCCACCGAGCAGCAGGCAGAGACCGCGATTGATGCAATTGCAGAACTAATCTTCACCACCATCGACCAATACATGGAGCACAAGAATGACACAGCTCATTAACCGCCAAGGCTTCGCCCCCGCCACCATCACCGAGGCCATGGAGTTCAGCAAGATGCTGGCTGACAGCTCCATGGTTCCCCGTGCCTACCAGGGCAAGCCGCAGGACATCATGGTGTGCGTGCAGTGGGGCTATGAGATTGGCCTCGCACCCATGCAGGCCCTGCAGAACATCGCCGTCATCAACGGCAAGCCCAGCGTGTATGGCGATGCAGCCATGGCGCTGGTGCAGGCCAGCCCGGTCTGCGAGGGAGTCGAGGAGTACATGGAGGGCGAGGGCACACCGAATCCGGTGGCCGTCTGCATTGCAAACCGCAAGGGCCGCAAGCCCGTGACCGCCCGGTTCAGTGTCGAGGATGCCAAGCGGGCAGGGCTGTGGGGCAAGCAAGGCCCGTGGCAGGCCTACCCCAAGCGGATGCTGGCCATGCGTGCTCGGGGCTTTGCCTTGCGCGATGCGTTCCCGGATGTCCTCAAGGGCCTGATCACGGCAGAGGAGGCTCAGGACTTCCCGGATGAGGCCAAGCCCAGGCATACCCAGGACATCACGCCACGCAACCCGCTGGATGTGATTGCCCCGGCCCTGCCAGTGTCTGACCCGGTAGTGATTGAGGAGGCCATGGCCGACACCGTGGAGCCTGTCGACACTGGACTGCAGGCTCTCGATGAGGCCAAGACAATAGTCGACCAGATGGTCGAGCGCTTTGAGGTGGTCGACATCCCTACGGTTACCGAGGCCGAGGCAATTGGGTACGCCCTGCTGGTGCCGGGTAAGGAGCAGCCCTTCTCAGTGCATCACACCCTTGATGAGTGGGCTGATGCCTATGAAGCCCTGGCCGACAAGACTGCCCGCGCTGGCAAGGTTGCCCCGCGAGATCGGATGACCAAGCTGCGGGAGCTGAAGGAGTGCAACCATGACACGCTGGAGCGCATTGATACTGTCAAGCGCATCCGTCACACTGCTGGCCACCAGAAGCGCATCAAGGCGCTAGGCGCTGCTCTCCCCGTCGGACAGGAATAGCGCACGCTCTGCTTCCCGGCGCTTGACCAGTCCGGGAAGCACTCTCCCGCCTCCTTTTGTCCAGTCCATGAGTGCGTCGGCAGCAGCCTGCCACTCACCACGATTGGCCTTGATGCGGATCTGGCTGCGCTGGAGATTTCCTAGCCCAGCATTAAAGGCAAAAGAGACCAGAGCGTCGAAAGCTCCTTGACGGCCAACCACGCCGGGAACAAGCCGTAGAACACCCCGTTCAAAACTTGCGACATCAGTTGCGAATAGCGCATTGATTTCCTCCTTAGACCACACTCGGTTGTCACCCTCCTCAAGCGGGTATTCCTTGCGGATCTGCACGCTCTCGCCTTCCTTCTTCACCATGGGCAGACGGATCTGCTGCTGGTACAAGACATGGCCGTAGCCAATTGTCCAGATATGGGCTGGGCACAGATAGGGCCGATTGCGGCATCCCTCATACCGATGCATCAGCTCTGCCCCAGCGTGGCTAAGTTTCACTTCTTGAAGCCCCTTGAGCCAAACCAAAATCCCAAAATTGACCCGAGCAGAGCCATCTCCTCACCGTTGAAAAGCATTTCAGCGTACTTGATGACATCGTCGATGTTCTTGATAAGTTCAGGGTGATTCCACATATAAATCGCCATAAACGCATTGATTGCAATTAGCTCAAACACGAACAGGTAGGTCACCGTTGGCCGCACCGTGCCAACATAGTTTGCAACCCACTTGCTTGCCTTCTCCAGCACCTTCTTGTCATGCTCTTGAGCGCCCTGCGTCATGGCCGCTTCAGTCTGCATAGCAATCTGGTCGGAGCGGATCTCCTCCACCTTGGCCTGGGCGGCGAACCCCTGCGCGGCCAGGGCAAGCTCACGCTCGGACTGCGCTTGCGCTAGAGCCAGCTCATGCTTGTGATCCTGTTTGGTTTGGAAGTAGTCGAGCAGCTTGGGCAAGCCGCCCAACAAGATGCCGCCGAGGGTAGAGAGTAGAGAGAGCATCAGATCACCATTGCAAACACCAGCAGTGCGGCACCGCCCGCACCGACAGCAACGCTCACTAGGAGCATGGGCATCATCACAGCCAGTATTGCGGCGCTGGACAGGACAATAGCTAACTGCAGGGCCATGCCTGCATAGGAGAACCAGGGGCTTCTGTTCTTGGCGACATCACGCTCGGCCTCGGCGGCTTTGGCCTTGGCGCTGATCTCGGCCATATCGGCCTGTTGCTTGGCAGCCTTGTCTGTCTTGCCAGCTTCCTCATAGATCACGCTGCGAATGTTCTTGGCCTGATACCAAGCCCAGAGATTGTTAGCTTCAATCGTTTTGCCAAGCACCCGGCTGCTGTTGCTGCCGCCGAAGTATCCATTGATGGCCAGCAGCAGGGCGAACACACTGATGGTGATGGCAGCCCAGGCCTTGACATAGGCCTCGCGCTCTGAGCGACTGGCATTGGCTGCTGGTTTCTTGATGAAGGTCATAGTCCAAGTCGCCTAAATAGTGCGTCGAAAATTTTGTTTGCAATCTCTGGTGGCAGAGTGATGATCAGATTGAAAGCAGCATCAGCCAGGATCAGATAGCAGATGACCTTGATGTACTTTTCCAGTGCATCAATGATGACCTTGCTGATGTCTGGAGGTAAAGACATCTCATGGCTAGAAGATGATCTCTACCAACACCCAGCCCACGCCACCCAGCAGCACAGCCGCAATGACCACAGCGATTCC